ACGATTGAATCGTCTCTGAACTTTTCTGGCTCTTTCGTCACTCTGTTGCCCAAGTCGTTCGATGATCGCAAGTACCTCGACCGGTTTAATCAACTGGTCGATGTACGAGTGACACCGAGCGTTCTTTGGGCACTTTCACCATGGTCCTGGCTCGTCGACTGGTTCCTGGATATCCAGGGAGCCATTGATGCCAACCTTGCGGCTGGTGACGAGAACTTGCTCATTCACTACGCGTACGCGTCCCGGAAGACGAAATATCGGAGTTTAGTATGGGGAGAGCCCAGCCTCGGCTGGAACGGTCCCCGTCTATACTCGATATCCGAAGGGACATCGTACAAACGAGTGAGAGCGAATCCGTATGGATTCACGGTTGGTACGTTCGGGGGCTTAAGTAGTCCTCAGCTTGCCATCCTAGCGGCGTTGGGATTGTCCCGACGCTAGTCCAACACAACCGAATACCACAATTGAAAAGGAGATCCTTTTGCTTCCCGAACCCCAGACAGTTACTATCGGAGGCAACGCACGCACGCTCGTGAAGACCGAGTCTGACAAGACTCGATCTGCATTCACGGACCGTGCTAACGGCGTTGCCCTCGAAGTGTCTCAGTCCAATGGTAACCGATTCCGTACTCTCACGAAGCTCACGCTCCGCAAGATTGCGGCTGACCCCATCACGGCGGTCAACTCGGAAATCACCATGACGGTTCACCTTGTTATCGATCGCCCTCGCACCGGTTTTACCGAGGCGGAGGCAAAAGATGCCGTGGTGGCCCATCTGAACTGGCACACTGCCAGCACGAACGCGAATGCCATCAAGGTCATCGCAGGAGAGTTCTGAGTTTCCGAGCCGCAAGGCTCGGCGAGAGTTGGAGAGACTTTTCCATAAGTCTCTTCGCTCTCGGCTCAGACTCTTCCTGCACCGACTGAGAGGGCACCGTAGTACGTGCTACTGTCGCAGTGAAGGATGACGCAAAAGGCTAGGATCACACACCCCCTGATGTAGGAGGAATGATGAAAAGCCTTGCGACACTCCACCGAACCGTTTTGCAGGACGTTGGTTCTGCACTCGCTGTTGATACCGCCCGAGACATAGAAACTATGACTCGGCGGCACGAAGACGAGGGTGATTCGTTTCTGACGATCACCCTCCCCAGCTTTGCTAAGGCTCTTGAACAGAGTCTTGCAGCTGGTGTTTGGCTCCCAACGGCACTAACTGGATTTAGTAAATCCAGTCGCCGTGGTCTCCCCCGATTTCTTGGGGGTTTCCTGGAGCTGATCTTCGCACCTGATGGTACACTTCGAGATGACCCGAATGCTGATGCAATTTGGGCCATTCGTCAGGTTTGTTACCTGACGGGTAAGATTGAACGCGAATGCACACCCGCAAGGGTGGACAAAGCGTATCAGTCCTACCTCGACGTTGACGCTTCGGTTCCTGTTGATTTCCAGGAGATGGATGTTACTCATCTCTATTGGTACCAGCAGGCATCGAAGATGCTCCGACCTCTCTTCTCGGACCTCGACCGCATGGTCGCGAACTTTGAGTTGATGCCGAAGCATGGACCTGGTGCTGTCTCAGATAGGTTGACCCACCTCGAAAGAGGAGAGTTTCCCTACTGGACCGACCGGATTGAGCAGGTCTTTCCCTCTTGGAGGTACAGATCTAATCTTCCGATCGGTTTGCATCAGAATCCCGTCGAGCCCTGTCACGAAATCCCTGTTAGGGTGATCCATGTTCCAAAGACCCAGAAAACACCTCGTATTATTGCTATTGAGCCTTCTACTGTGCAGTATGCACAGCAGGGTCTCAAAGATGCAATGTATACGAAAGTCTCCACTTCTGAGTGGAGCGGTATCATTGGGTTCACGGATCAGGGTCGGAATCAGCACATGGCGCGTGAAGCCTCACGGACTCAGAGTTTTGCAACTCTGGATCTCTCTGAGGCTTCCGACCGTGTGTCGGTTCCACTCGTGGCACTTCTGGTCGCTGGATTTCCCCACCTTGGGGACTTCCTTTCTGCGACTAGGAGTAAGGTTGCCGACGTACGGGGGGTTAGTTACCCTATCCGTAAGTTTGCTTCCATGGGCTCAGCGCTCACATTTCCGATTGAAGCACTGGTCTTTACGACCATTATAGCTTCAGTCCTGATGGAGCGCGGCGTGAAAGTACACTCGCCCCGACAACTATGGGGTCAGGTGTCCGTGTACGGTGATGACTTGATTGTCCCCACCGAACACGCCATAGCCGTAACCGAACGACTCGAGGCCCTTGGGCTGAAAGTCAATCGATCCAAGTCTTTCTGGACTGGAAAGTTCAGAGAGTCTTGTGGTGAAGAATACTACGATGGCCATCCGGTCACTGTAGTGCGCCTCAAGCATGAGGTGCCTTCTCCACCAACGGCGGATGCATCGCTCATCAAGTCGTTTGCCTCTTTCCGAAACCGGGCTTATTCGGCCGGTCTTTGGAAGACGGTACGTCACGCAGATAAGATCCTCTCGGGTCTTACTCTCTGGCGCGCCGTTCCTCGGGCAGACGTCCACATCGCGAAGGTGTCCTTCCTTCCTCCCGTAGCGCCAGATCGGATTCATCCGACCTTGCACCGTGAAGAATGGAAGATACCTTGTGTACGCTATCGATCGGATAACTACCGATACGATGGCGAATACGGTCTCCGCGAGTGGTTCCAGTCTAAAGAGCGCGTTGCGCTCCCGACTGGGGACTATGAACGACAAGAACGTCCTGTAGCGTCCCAGCTAATCTACAGGTGGTCTCCTTCCTATTAAGGGACGGGGATGGTAGCATATCGGTTGCTATCATGAG